TATCAGCTATTGAAGCTCCCTCTACCATAGGAGAGTCTACATAGCTTGATATTGACACGTCAGAGTCACTTTTAGAAGTATCTCTAACCTTTATAAACCCTGAGTAATCACCATAATACATTACATCTTCGTTAGTCGAGCCTGTTTTAGATGAGTGGATAGAAGCCATATTAATTCCTGTCCACTCTACGCATGGTATATGTACTCTACCAAACTCATCTGTCCATAGGTCTTTAAAGTAATAAACGAGTGTTATAGTGTTTTGGGTTGCTGACCCTATAGGGAAAGATACGTGGTATTCTCCCTTTTCTTTAAATAAAGCTGAGTCCATAAATGCTGATCTTGTTTTATTGCGTGTATTCCAAATAGTATCTTGATAGTCTGATACTTTAGCTACCCTACTACCATCACATAAATACAAGCCGTTATCACCTGCAAATAAATGAAACTCACCTGTGTCTTGGATAGTACGATGTTCAATACAGCCGTAGTTCTTATCAATAGAAACTACTTGATACGTAGCAGATGAGAATCCTAGTATTTTATAAACTGATCTGTTTTTATATATAATTATATCGTTCTTTAATACCTCTAAACCCTTAATAACTTGACCATCGTTTTGTGATACGTTTATATCTGCCGTGCCGTCGCCACTCCACGTATGGATGTCGCCTACTGCTGACTTAGATACTAACGAAAAGTTACCGTCTATCCCTGCTGTCCATAGGCTCTCAAGGTGGGTAGTAATATACATACCGTTTGGTGAAGCTGATATAGTACCTGACGTTGAGCCATTCCAAGTTCTCATAGCTGTTGCCCCTTGTGCATAAATCATTGTATCTAGTAATTGTGTTGAATATACAGGTGTGGTAACTGAGAATCCTTCTATAACACTTGCTGATATATCGGCTACATTTCTTACCTTCCCATCGCTAGTATTAACTAACTCTTGGCTAGTGTTATCCGATTTATTAAAAGTATCCATCTGCCATACTGTAGCTGTACCAGAGATTATAGTTGTATTAACATTACTAGTACCGTCACGTTTCTTTAAGCCACGCTCTACTATCTCCATATTCAACATAGCTGTTGCCATATCCATCGTTACCGTATGTTGTGGGCTTGAGTCGTCAAAGCCTCTTATAGGATGCCAAGGTTGTTGTGATAGTGTAGTTCCCATTAACGTCTCCTTGTTTGTTGTACTCTACGTGAATCATCGCCACCAGGGACAATATCATTGATTATCTCTAGTAACTTAGATTTATAAACCTGTTTACCCACAACTCCATCTTGCTCATCCTCAAATCTTAAACCCCATCCTAACCTAGCACACTCGATAATATCAGATGCTTCTACGCCACCAAAGGATATTACTGGGGACTCATCGTAGTCATTAATTAAATAAGGGTGTTTTTTAAGGTATGTAATAGTTACTGTACCGCCACCTGTTTGGAATAGGTCAATACCTGATCCACTCTCGGTATATACCTTGTCTGTTATACTTGAATCGTTTGTCCACTTTAATTTTCTATCAGCTAATGTCATAGGTCTTAGATCGCCAGATGAGTCTACTTTAATTACTCTTTTATGGTCGTTACCTATCTCACTCTCGCCTACTAAGGCTGTACCTTTTAGGACACCTGATTGTGCTGAGATTGACACGTTACCATTTAAGGCACTTGCAAACTCTATACGGTCAACAAAGGAAAAGCTGGTAGCTCCCGAAGCTGTAGTAACACCTGTTAAGGTAACGTCCTCTGTTGAATACGTCCTAGCTCCTGAACTTATCGTAGAGCCGTATATAGTAGCTACTTGCGTATCTAAGGCACTATCAGAGAATAAAGATACAGTGCTATTAGCTGTTAGTTTCTTTACCCTATCAAAGTCATAGCTTGTACCAGTAGTTGTAACCGTCTTGTATAACTCTGGGAACTCATACATATTGCATAGATCCCTTAGCGTCCAGTTTATCCACACCTTAGTGTTTTTTAAACTATCGCTCGCTGTATCGTTTAGTTGTACTGCTAAATCATAATATAAGCTGAAAAAATCCATTATTTCCTCCTACCTGATTGCCCTCGTCTACCTTGTCCTCTGCCTGACGGTTTTGCATCTCCGCTTTTACCTACTCTTGGTGTTGATCCACATGATCCTTTTTTTGCTGCCATAATTAACTCCTTCTATTCGTAAACTAATAAAACATTTGCTGATTGAGTTGTTACTGCAAAAGACAACCCATAACTAAAAGGTAGGTTATAAAAATCTATATTAAATGGGCTTACTTTATTCTCAGCCCATTTATTTATCCTTCTTTTCTTTATCACCCTTTAGTTTTATTGATTCTGGCGAGATGCCAATTTTACATACATGACATATCGGAACGTCACTACCTATAATTGTTTTCCCACATACTTCACACTTCATGCCATCTCCTTAACTGTTGAATAGGCATCTAAAGAGTCGTAGGCTTCAAACCACTCTATTGAGCGATCGATACTCCACTTCTTTTTAACTCTAGCTCTTGCTTTCTTTGCTATCTTATTAGCAAGCTCTTTATCTTCGATTAATATCTTTATGTGTTTATACCAGTCCTCGGTAGTGCTTTCTACGAGGTAGCCTGTCTTTCCGTAGTCTATTACCTCTTTATAGGGTGTAGCATTACTTGATACCGTTGGTATTCCTAAAGCTGAGTACTCTAACCATTTAAGGGCTGATTTACCCCGATTAAACTTACTATCCTCTAGTGGTATTATCCCAATATCGGCTTTTAATTCTCTCATCATTAATGGATAGGTTCTTATATCGCTATGCCATCCGTGTTCTTCTATATTCTTTAGTTTACCGTGAATCCCTTTCCAAGTCTGACCAGCTATAACAAATTGTAGTTTATCACCGTATTCAGCTTGTAATTTCTGTAATGCAGGTAAACATTCTTTCCAGTCTCTATAATGTGAGCTACCACCTTGCCAGGCGATCCGTATCTTGCCTGTATCGTTTGGTTTCTGTGGTAACCACCTATCAAAATCAATTAAATTTGGCAGAATGGCTGTTTTACCACGTCTATCCGAGTGTTGACACCATATCTTAGCCAACTCTGTAGTTGTGCATTGAAACATATCGCACTCTTTGACTATTGTCATAGCAGCTTGCATACGCTCATTATTATCTTTTAAATCAAAGCCATCCTCGCCATCTTCCCATAGTTTATACTGCCAGTTACCGTTATCTAACTGCCATATATCCTTATCACCCTTAGCTACTAACTTATTGATTCTATCGAACTTCTTTCTATCGCTATCAGGTATATCAACGTAAGCCTCCTGAGTACCAAATACTCTATACTTTTCGTTATAAGGGCTAATGTCTTTTAGTGAGTCGTCAAACTCTATTACTATCTTACGGTTTCTATTCTCGTACTTATTCTCGTTCTTTACTGCGCATACCCAATTCCATACGTTTATAGATGTCGGACACTGCCATATAATAATATCTGCATCGTCTAACTCATCCATAATCTCTTTATCAGATGTATTGGGATCGTGAAACACTGCCTCTAGCAATCCTTTACGCTCACAATATTTTAGTGGTTGATATAACCTGTAAAACGGTATAGCTCCATTTAGACCTTGATTCATAATCACTACCTTCATCTTACCACACACTCTTTACCACCCTTTTTTATATTAAATCTTATTATTTGAGAAAGTTCCTGCATTATTTCCTCCTCACTATTACCGCTAGAGCAGTATATAGTGTAATATCCAGCTTAATCGACACTCAAAACATTCAATATAGACATATATTACCGCTATAGCAGTAAATCAACTCTACTTTATTACTTACCACCCTTAATGTATTTGGCCCCTATCCTAAAAACAGGGTTATCGTTAAGCCACCGTTTCATGTTAATCCCTTTATTACGTGTCCAATACTGGTCGTCTTTAGTCTCTTGTATTTTATTAAAGTACACGTCTCTGGGAATAGAGCCTGCAAACCTCATAGATCTGTTGTTAGTCCATCCGTTATTATCTCTAGCATGATGATGGTGCATCATCTCCTCAACCTTTTTGTTGTACTCAGGATCTATTACCATAGGTACTTCCCTATAGGCTACTTGACCTTTGTAATCAAAAAACTCTACTGACATAAATCCTCCTTAAAGGTTTTGAGAGGGACGCAGGGTGCTACGCCCCCCTCTGACTTCAACTGTTATTAAGCAGTTGCTAATCCTATTACTTTACCGCTAGATGCTTCATTTAAAGCTGCGAGTGTTAACTCACCAACTATTGAAGCTCGTCTACCGTCACCGATTTTAGCCATATCAGTCATCTTAGGCGCTCTAAGAATCGGGATACTAAACATACTCTCGTCTATAATCATCATAGTCCCTTTAGGCATATGTCGATCTAGTACAATACTCTGTATTCCAAAATCACTCTCGTATAAATCGATGTTAGCAACTAATCGCTTATCATCAGATGATACGTTTCTTGTAGCTCCTGCTGTACTGAAAGCTGAAATAGCTCTCTTAACAAAACCATTACAATAGGAAGCGTTTGGAAAACCACCACTATCATAAATATCTTCCAAAAGGTTATTGTATTTAGCCTCTGACATTGCTGTCAAGATTGTAGCTGCGGAAGCTCCTGTTAGGGAGTTAGTAGTCAACCATCCTAAAATACCTTTCATCTTTCTTGGGCTTGTTGCTCCACCTGCTGTTGCTGTCTGTTGGATGATAGCTCTTTCAATATCTCTAGCCATCTCTTTCATTCTGAGTTTAGTCTGAAAAGCAAACTCATCTGCTCTACCGGCAAAGTTAACTGCAAGTGCTGTCTCTGATACTTCAATAGTCTTGTTAAAGATTTGAGTATAGTTATTCGGTCTTACAGTTGGAGTGCTTGCAGAATAAGAAGCTGTAAAGCCTTCTGTCTGTGCGTTCTCTTCTGTATCTGATAAGGTCACTGTTTGCCATTCGTGCAAAGTCATTGAAGCCTTACCTTTTCCTAGTTTACTCCATAGCGGAGTTTCATCTGGGGTGATGATTGTTAATATGTCGGTTAAGTCCTCATGTTCACCGATCAAATTAAAAGTTGTATCTACTGCTGACATAATTCACATCCTTTTTATTTTAAGTTTTTCTCCATAGCCATAAACCATTCCTTAGCATAGTCTGTTACATCGCCTGTTTTCATAGCTTTGTCATAGCTATTACCACTATTAACAACCTTAGATGACTTAGTAGCCTTCTTAGCTGTACCAATAGCTGCCTTAGTTTGATCCTCTTTGATAGCAGTGTTTATTAAGCCACTGTTATCAACTTTTACTGGTTTAGACTTTAAATACAGATAGTCGAGTACTGAGGTATCACCCTCTAGTATCTGCTCAGTATAAAAAGCCCTAGTCTTATCATTGAATTTCTCACTAAGTTTATCCATAGCCCCCTTTACTTCCTGGGCTTCTGGGTTGTTAGTAAAATAATCGTTAATATTAGATAGATATTGGTTGTTAGCCTGTGTGTGTTGTAATGGTGCTAGTCTATCCTCTAACTTAGCCATTACGTTTTCTTCTGCCTTAGCTAATATAGCCTTAGCAAATTCCTCTTGTGTGTCATAATCCTGTGGGAGTATAGGAGTATCTTCTACAACTTTCTCTGTTGTCTGAGCTTTTAACATCTCTAAATAAGGTTTCATTTCAGCTACTTGTAATTCCAAAGTGTGTACTTTTTCTTCTGCTAAGTTCTTCTTATCGTTAAGCTCTCTGATTCTCTTCTCTGCCCTTGATGGTTTTTCCGTTGCCTCTTCCTCAACGTCAACCTCATCAATGTTATTCACATCAATGGTTGGATCTTCTTTTACTTCCTCTACTGTTTCGGCTGGTGTTTCCTGCTTTGTTTCCTCTACAGGGGTTTCCGTTTCCTCTACATTATCGGGGTTAAAAGATTTATTTAAGACCTCCTGAATCCTGCTGTCTATCGGTTCAGATTGTCCCTTTACTACTACTTCACTCATAATTGGTTCCTTTTACGCCTACCATGGCGGTTAGTTGTTTAACGTCGCAATGGACGAGGTCTCGTATTTCTTCCAACACATTTATAGTAGCCTTCTGCTCTATTAGTGCATTGATTGACTTAGGATCATCACGAGATAGTGACCCTAATAATGTCATTATCATTTCTCTTTCTATGCCTATTCTATTATCTAAAAACGTGCTGAACTTTAACCATTGCCCATTTGCTTTTTGCTCAATAAGCCAGCTATAAAACTCTTCAAATTCTGTTATATACAAAATACACCCCTTTTATAATACCTATATGTTAAGGCTTTTATTTAGGCTTAACGCCTGTTACTATCTTTACCTTCTCATCTACATCCTCATCGTCTGCGTTCTCTATCATATCTTCCTCTAGTTGGTCAGGCAGAAAGCCAGAGTTAATTAAGGCTGTAGGTGCTGTTTTATCTGTTAATATATTTGCATCCTCTAGTATCTGGTTAACGTCAACCTCATATCCATTTTGGTTCATTACCTGTGCTGCTGCCATAGCTATGCCGACACCATCTTTAGTGTTTAAGGTAATACTTACATTAGCAGGTTTCATAGGTACTTTAGGTGGAGGTGGTGGTTGGATAACAATTTGATCGATGTCTTTAAGGTTCATCATCTCGGCTATCTGTCTATCAAGGAACTGGTTATTAATCCATGGTTTGTTAGCTGACCTATCGGAGAATAGCATAGTCTTTTCTAATCGTTCCGCTAAGTCAAAGAAGTGGTCAACGCCACTTACAGTAAAACTAAACTCTCCTACTACCTCTTGCATATTTAATTGTAACTGCTGCTCGTTCTCTACAAACAAGAAAGGGGTATCCATTAATTGAGCATTCATACTAAAGCCCATCTCAAGCCAGTCTTTCCACATGTTCTTTTCAAAACTCTTTGCTCTCTGTTTAAACTTCTTATCACCTTGACTAATTACTGTCTTAGTACCACGCCACGTTTGATCTAGGTCGTCACTTGCACCTTGCATTAGTGGTGTAATGCCCATACCTGTATTGATTCTCTGCTCCATAGCCTGTAGTCTCTGCTCACCACCGAGTATAGTACCTAAGTCCTGTTGTAGTATCCGTAAAGCACCTTGTACTTTCTCACTCCATACCGCTCCTGGCTGTACCTTTAAGCTCTGTTTGCTCTTAGCGTTACCAATAAACTCAATGATAATCGGGTTGAGTACAAAGGCTGCTGCATCGTTCATCTGGTTCATTGTATCGTTATAGTCATACCAAAGGTCTAACACACCATCTATAGCAGAGATACCGAAAGCCTCACCCTCTACCTCAATGTATTTAGATTCTAGGAATGGATTCTTTTTATGCCAGAATGGGTTAGCTCGTATTCCTATGAGCTTATCATCAGCAGTTGTTATAACCATCTTCTCTATCTTACCGTTACCCTCTATATCTGCTGTTGCCCACGCTTCAAATATTTCATACTCTCTTATCACTTCATCAAAGTCATCTGTTACTCTTGATTGACCTAACACTTCCTCTGATCGAGATGTGCCAGTAGTTGTATCGTTAGTACCTTGCAGAGGATTCTTTTTAAGGCGCTCTACTTCATCTTTATAATAGTTACCGTCTTTAACTTGCTCGTCTAGGAAGGTTTCATCTACTAACATTCTATGTACTACTACAGGTTGGTCTTGGATATTCTGGATAAACATATCCATATACAAGTCCTCGTTATCGGTTATAACTTCATAACCAGGACCGATGTAAGTAATAACATCATTCTCTACCTCTTCTACGTAAGGCTCACCCATTAACTGCTGACCTCTTTCATCCAATACAGGATCACCTAACTCATCTAGTACAGGGTCTTGTCTTACTACCCTCTGCTTGAGTACATCTTCCTCTTTTAGCCAGGGTACTTTAGCGAAACACGTTCCATACTTAGCTTCCATCCTTAGCAGGTTGTCTTTCTTATCCTCTATATCTTGCTGTTCTGATTGTTTAATTGCGATCTGTTTATAGGCTTGAGCTTTCATCTTGTTTTGCTGATAGCCAGGTTTAGATTCATCTGCTGATATATCAAGGGCTTTATCTGTTATGCGTACTGCCTCTGATAGTCTACCAACTACAGTCTCTATATTGTTTTGTAATATTGGTGATGCGTACTTTGAATCACCTGCATACGCTTGTTTATTCTTATCATAGATAGCTCTATAGGCTTTATCGTTCTTAACCCATCTATCTCTTATATCTTGGCGTTGTGTTTCAAATAGGCTTCGTGAATCTTCTACTAAATGGAGTGCTTTACTCCTAGCATCTGAACTATAATTCTTTGGCATAATAACCCCTTGTTAAGTGTGTTATTTATACCGTTATGTTAAATTACTTGCAGATTATCTGCACTGCCCTCAGAAAACCTAAGTTATCCTTAGATACTTTTAGCTTCTGATATGGTGAACTGTTAGTAACTCTATAAGTGACTGTATCACCTATTAATACCTTCTGATCCTCTATTGTTGTTAAGTCAGTATCCATGTCTTTTTCTCCTTACCTTGATAATAGATTTGAGCAATGCGGAGTTATACCCTGTCAATACAGCAAGCTAGTTAATTATAACACAGTTGACACCTATATTACTTTATCGTCGCTTCTTACCTTCGGGTACGACTATCTAACCTCAGTAGTTAGCATGGTTCTAGCGTGTCTGCCTAAACATCTAAGTCTAGGGCTTACTCTATGTTGCTGTAGTTCTCCTTACCTTGCATAATGAGTTATCGCAAAGCGTTGTTAATTGTTTAGGGTGATCTTACGAAGAAAACCCCAGTAACTATATGCGGTAGTTAAAGGGGCTATAAAAATTATATTATACCCTATTCCGCATAAATAGTTAAGTCTATATATATACCGTTATGTTAAAACTTATCTCTTGGTTATCCTGATTGTGTACTCACTTTACATATATTGTGTTGATCTCTGCTTAGTATCTATACTAGGGTTAGCTATATACATCTGTACTGCTATTGCCATACTAATTACCTGGTCATCAAAGCAACCTGATACTGCGCCCATCTTACCGTTATCGTCATAAACAAAGGTACTCAGCTCATTACTTAGCTTCTCATCGTGGACCTCAAGTAAGAGTTCTCTTAACACTCGGTTCAAATCATCTATCATAAGTGGTTTAGTTTTCATATTAGTTAACCACCCTAATTTCTTGCTCATCTTGTTGGCAGTCTCATCAAAGGATTCACGATAGTATAAGTGTGTGTAGTCTGCTTTCATAGCGTTGATAGTAGCTAGTCCGTGGTTATTAACCTCTACACCTATCAAGGCGGTGTTATAATACCTACCGATTGTCATAAGCTCCTCGCCAAATAGATCAGGTGCTATATGACCATGCCACTTAGCTACTACCTTCATGGTATCACAGCGTATTACATGTGCGCTGCTATAATCTCCTTTAGCTAATCCCTCAGCTACGTCACCACCTATTACATACTCTACATCCTCTACAGGTTCTTCCCATACACTAAGTGGTGAGTTCTTTGCATCAATTAACTCAAACGTCTCAGGTATATCCTCAATATCCATACCTACATTCTCTGCTTGATCCCTGGTTATCATCACACATGTTACTGTATCCTTAATCATTCCAGCCTTATAGTCTGTTATTAACTCAACGTGGCGTGGTTCAATGTGCTTAATATTATAGTCACTAAATACTGCACGGTTACTAGACATAAACGCATCCTCTGGGTTAGCAGGGTTCTCTTGTAGCATTAGCTCATAGTCACCTGATAGCTCACTTAGTTGGAAGTACCACCATCTACGTTGTGCTTCATCCGCACCTAGTTTATCTAAGTAGTCATCGTAGGCTCCTGTACTATCACCGTTATCTAATCGATATGCTTTATGGTTCATCCAGGAGAAGAAATTATTAGACCATATGCGTGGGTTCTGCCATGTATTGTGGAAGTAGTTACCAACTCCATTAGCTGTAGTCTCTGTTGTTATATCACCCATAAAGCCAACTGACTTAAATGATCCAGCTATAAGCTCCTTAATACCTTGTATGTGAGCTATCTCAGCAACGTGGAGATGATGCACAGTCTCACCCCTACATCCTAGTGTAACTGCTATCGAACTGTTACTCTCCTCAAAGGATAACTTGTGTGCTGAGTCACTCTTAGTTTTCATTCTAAATATCTCAGGTAGATTCTTGTGTGCTATCGCTACCTTCTCAAATATCTCCTCTAATAGTTTCTGTTTATGTGCTACTATCCGAGCGTGTCTGTTACGGTTAAATAGGATCTCATCAAAGAAGTATATAACGTGGAATGTAGTAAACCCTATCTGTCGTGCTTTAAGGTTCTGCTGTCTTAACCCTATCTCAGCACCACTGGCTTTATGGTCTTGGTACTTATTGAATAGGTATGTCTGCTCTTCGTTACACTTAAAGGTAACAAGCTCACCGTACTTATCTATTATCTTGTAGAGGTGGTTAATCCTCCACCATTTAGATCTAAGTCTATCATCAATCTTCATCGTCTATTTCTAATTGATCTAACACCCCACTCATATTAAGTATATTAATATTAACAGAGTCTTTCTGAAACTTGTTACCTAGCTTATACGCCATATCCAAAGCCTTAGCGTTGATGTCAGGTCGTTTGTGGTTAAGTAGTTCCTTATGTTTCTCTAATAGTGTATCGTCTGGTAAATACTCTTTCATTAATCTTTGGAATGTTGGTAGCTCTTCGATAGCATGACCAGGGTTCTTAGCAGTAGACTCAGCGTAGCCAGCATCAAGAGCAGCATCCTTTTTACTCTTACCCTCTTCTATACCTTCAACATATTTCTTAATCCTTTTGCTACCAGTCATCCTAATAATCTCCTATTACTTGGTATTACTATATTATACCTCGTTGTTAATGCCTACTATCTCATCTCTTACCTTTTTACTGGTCTGGTATCTAATGATCCTAATCGTCTGGGGTAGGTTATACCCTTTGTATAGTTTAATCTTTCTACGCTTAACTATCTGTGTTATCTCTGCTACTGTTTTCTTAGGGTAATACTCATCTAAACCGTGTGAATGTAGGAATATATCTTGTTGGAGCTTAGTGATTTTCTTTTGTCTTAGCAGATCGTAAGTAGTATCAATTATTAACTGCTCTGCCACATCTCTATAAGCTGAGTCTTTATCAGTATGGTGTAATTGGTGTTCATCTGTCATTATATCCTCCAGTGTAATATTAGTACCAAGTAGTATCTTTTTACTTAATGACTGTATGTTATCTCCACTATCTCCCCTTAGTTGCATTATATATACTCTAGCTTAGTGTTACATTCTTTAAATGCCTGTATTATCTTTGCTGCTCTGTATAAACTAGCACCTGCTTTATTGTTTTGTATCCTAATATGGTTATCTATAAGCAGATCGTAGTTACCTGTTCCCTCTGGTGTCTTAGTGTTTGTTACTTCCCATACTTTCATTCTTTTAATATCCAGTTGAAGTATTTATCAATATTATGTATATAAACCTTATTCCTGTTGTCTGTATCTAACTTCCTTCCACCATGCTCTGCGTTGAAGGTTTCTATATCAACAATATCCTTTAAACTCTCTTTTATACGCTTCTGGAAGTATTGATTGATTTCATGTGGTAGGTAAGCGTAGTATCCCGATAGATGTTTAAGAAGTTCCCTTAAATCCTCTATGGTTTCGTCTTTATCTTCCTTCTCTTCCCATTTACTACAGGAGTCTATAGCAGTGTCAAACTTAACCTTTGTTTTTGATGCCACCATCCTTAATGGGCAAGTATTATCATCCCCTCTTCCACAATTATCACAACACTTCATAATTTCCTCCTTAAACTCTGTTCCGTGACATATCCCCTTTAACACTAGGTCTGTTAACACGTTCTTAGTCCTCCCATTTACTATATACCCTCTACGTTCTTGCACTATACTTATCGTTAAATAACTTAGTCATCTCATCTATATTGTCTGCTATCTGCTGATCTACCCAGGGGTTGTATTTAATATTAATCTTCTCCATAATAAACCCTTGCCAAAACTCTAACGTCTTAGGAAAATCACCATAAGCCCCCTCAACCTGCTTAGTTAACGGTGTCTCTGGCATTGATGCATAGCTAAACCCTACTAACCTCGCCTGTGGGTTAATGTTTCTTATCTTATTAGCTAACTTAAAGTTTGCTAAGTCTAATTGCCATGCTGGAGAACCAAAGATAAAGTTATGTATTGTACCTATCCCTATATCCTTAAACTTCTGGACTAGCTCAAATATTCTATCCTCATCCATAGGTTTATTAAAGAGTTCTTTCCTTACATCCTTATCGCCATGCTCTATACTTATCCCCACCTTGTTAACTACGCCTTTACAAGCATTAATTACATCATCATTAAAGTTGTTAATATTAGAGTGTACTTGTCTTATCTTGTACCCCCTACGCTTAAACTCGTTGAGTATTGAAATAGCTCTATCCTTTTTGGTAAAGAAGTTATCATCCATAATTTTAAATGACTTAATACCAAACCTATCAAACAGATAGTCTGCGTGGTGCATGACTTCCTCAAGTGTCTGTGTTTTAAACTCCTGGTCTTTGTTATGGTAGCAGAACGAACATCTAAAAGGACAGCCTGTACTTGTATATATAGCAGGCTCATATAGGCTCATATCTAATATATCATAGTCAGGGAACTCATCGTAGTAATTAGGGTCTATCTCAACAAAGTCTGGTACTAAGTAAGGTGTTATCCTTGCTACTGCACCACCCCATACTATTGGTATCCCCCATTTATGATACCTTTTACTTATTTGTAAAGCTGTTCTTAACGGTTGACCTATCATTACACTAATACCTATCTTGTCAGGCTTATGGTTCTTATCTATTCTGTAAGTGTTAGGTATCTGTTGGTCCCACAACTCAACATCCCATCCTTTATTCTTGTAGTATGTGGATAACTGAGCGAGTCCGACAGGGGGGTATAGGTCTGTTCCAAAAATCCCATCATCTAATTGGATAGGATTAATTAATAATATCTTACTCATGTAATTCTTTCTTTAATATTTCCATCCCACATCTTTTTAAGTATGATAAGTCTTTAGTTAAGTTATCTGTTAGTATTGTATGTGTCATTGTTGCCAATTCCTCTTCATCTGTTGGTATAAAACTTACCGTTACATCCCATCGTTCTGTCTTATGTCTCATTACGTACCATTAGTGCAGCTTCATACTGGTCATGGTTAACTCTGTTTATCCGCTCTAATACTTTCATCTTATCTAACTCAGCTATATAATCAACGTGTTTATATAAATCAGAGTTAGGGTCTAAGTGTGTATCTTGGCTAGGTTCTATGAATAAATAATACTTACACTTATCCTGAATATACTTCCATATCTTTGGGTCACCGCAGAGATAAGAGAACGAGCTTGTTATAATTAAGTCTACAGGTTCCATATTCTTTACATACTCTATTACATCCTCTTCAATAACCTGATAATTAGACCCCACATAGTCAACTGTTTTACCTTGTGCTATATTTTCCCTGTTAATCTCTACACCTATAGCGTTTGTATAACCCTGAGTTTCTAGGATAAATAAGTTTCTACCTTGTCCACACCCTAACTCTACTATGCTTGCGTTCATAGGCAACTCAGGCATTAGAGCTAACATGGTTACTGATAACATCGCAGCACCAGCCCAATGTTTGTTAGTAGTTGTATATTTCCAAAATTCAGTATTCTTATTCATTATTTCCTTCTAAGTAACCAGTAATAATCATCTGGGTGGAAGCCTGTTTTAGTATCTGTTAACGGTGCAGTAAAATCTCCACTACCTTTTTTACCATTTACCCATCCTTTTTTAACTATCTTCCACATTGGGAATCTATCTACATACTCTTTGCCAA